GAGAATGCTGCACGTTGCTCTGCTGCAGCTTCTGATACCAGATAAGTATCGATCTCCATCGTAGGGGTCTGCCTGTAAAGCGCTGTCACGTCTGCTTGCCTTGAATCATCTACGGATGTCTGCCAGGTATCCGCATGATAATCATGTGCATATTTTGCGGTGACAATGGCCGCAAGAAGCGTGCTGTCCGATTTGACGGTAAGCGTCAGATTATCCTTGATGTCAGGCCAGAATATGTTTGCAATCGGCTCTGCTGTCCAGTCGTCGAAGATGATCCTGCGCTTTCCATCAGCTCCTATGTCATATCTGAATCCCAGGTTGCAACTGTTCTGTATGTCGGATATTGCCTTGTACACTTCCATCTGTGAGGTGAAGAGCACACCTATGGGTGATAATGTTGCTTTAGCTGTTTCCCAATTGGAAAAATCGTAATTGCTCGATGTATACTCGATGCCCAATATCCGCTGGTTGATATCTCGTATCACATCGGCTGCAGACGTGTTTGCAATACCCACAGGATTTAGCAGCCGGCACTCAAGCACACTTCCTGTATCCTCACCCAGCCCGTTGCCAGGCGAGCGTGCATAGATTGCTGATACGGTAAAAGTGCCGGCCTCAAGGTCGTAGCTTATTGGTGATACGGTAGCCCATCCAAAATCACCCAAGCATTGCACTGTGCCTAGATCTGTCATATGAGGTGCCAGCTTGTACGTGACGGGAACGCCAGTATCATCTGCTACAATAGCCTTTGCTCCTGCAATCTGCCCGTAGAGGAGAGGAATAGGTTTTCCATCACTGTCAAGAGACAAAAGTTTCGCGTTCATACTTTTTCGCTTGTCCTGTACGTCTATGAGGAAATTGCTGAGCGTGAACGTATAGTTTTCCACATACAGATTTGCCAACTGGACAAGCTCGCTTCTTGTATAGCGGAATCGCGATGTATCACTCTCAAGGTAGTAGAGGAATGCATCGTTGCCATGGATAGCATCATCAATGATATCGTCAAACTGTCCACCACTGTTGATAAGCTCGATGGCGCCAGCAATGAATGCCATCTGGTCGTATTCCTTCAGGTCAGCCTGCTGTGCGAGCGAAGGAATAGATTTGAGCAGGGGTTTATACAATATGTCGTCGATGTATGCAACGCCGCGATCGGTGACACCAGAAGTGACGCCGGAAGCGAATGAATCAACTGATGGAAGAATATTAAGCGAGAGATGTATATAAAGAATCTGCTCTGCTGAATCCCAGAAGAATGACTGTGCTTGATCCAGGCAATCTGCAAGACTGATGGCACGTGTATAGTTGATGTTTGGATTCTCGATGATCGCCGATATATTCATCTCAAGTGCTGAATCATCACCCAATGCCCCGAATGTAATCGTCCACCAATCAGCGGTTGAACGCCTTGCCGGATAGGACATGACCACGAACGGTGCATACGGGGTGAATGGCCTGAGTGTGTAGTATCTGGCAATTTCAAGGATGGTCATATCAACTTCCCATATTCAAATTTTACTATGAATAATTTCTTTGTTGTATAATTCTGAATTATTGCAAGACCATTTCCTGAGTCTGAGATATCCCTCAGAAGTTCATTTGATCCCAATGCTGGATTAGTGGAATATACAGGCCAACCACATATTTCAGATCCAAGATCAAAGTTAAATATACCAGTACCGTCTTTTGTAAGATAAAGTGAATTATTTATGAATCTGTATATTACTTGGTCTAGACTACCTCTATAATCAAGAATATCTTCTGTATCGTTGATGTAATATCCTGATGATACATTATAGGTAAGATTCAGTATATATCTTCCTACAGCACCTCCATCATATCTGAATCCAAATATATGCAAGCTGTTTCTTCCATTTGATACGGCTCTAGCATAAGTTATTGTTACAACATTACCTCCTGGTATTATCTTAGTAGCGAGCAATGTGAATGTAGAGCTACCATTCCACTGGTATGCTTTTAAGGTATTTACCTTATCAGTACCGCATATAAGAATACCCAATATCTTCTCATCCATGTCAAACCAATCCATTGTTTTTCTTATGATATCAACACCAGCTATATCAACAGTATGAATCAAGGAAAGCCCAGATGTTGATGCTTGCATCACAAGAATATTTCTGCTGTTTTCTATGCTTAGGATAAACTTGTTTTCATCGTATGGAATAACTTCACCAGGAAAATTTGAATCTGTGCTATATGGACCATAACTAGAACCGTATTTTACAACTGAACCATTTTTGTACTCATATAAAGTTAGATACCAATATCCATTTAGCTGTCTATCTTGCACTACAAATCTTTTTTCACTGATAAATCTTACTTTTATTTGCAAGGCAATTGATATATTGTATGGAGTATGGAATTCATCTGTAAGTACTCCATCAGGCCCAGTCTTTCTCCTAGGAACCAGTGAACCTACAGCAACCTCGGAAAGCGTTACTTCGATTTCTTCAGTGCTTGTTTCCCCCAAATAATTCACCACATTGAACCCACTCCCCTGCATCAGGTTCGTGATTTTCCACTTCTCCACCACAGCACCAGCAACCACCAATTGATAACCCAACACCTGGCTTTCATCCGCATGATACAAGCCATTCGCGATCGCATTCCACGAGTATCCTGATAAATTACTTATCCAACTCAAAACCAATGTGTCACCGCTCGCTTCAACCTTGAGGTAGTACGTTCCGTCCGCAACAGGCAATGCAATGGCTTCTTCGCTTTGCGCTATATAAAGCACGCCACCATGGCTTATATAACTTCCCATTGCAATCGATGGTGTCCCTGTCGTATTCGTCCATTCGGTTAGTATCATTGCCTGACTTCCAAGCTGGCGCGTATACGCATTCAAGTGCGCGGAAATTGCCTGGTAATCGGTGATATCCTCTGGGGGATTCCTGTATGTTCCTACTTTCGAAATTGCCATTATCGTGCCTCCGTTATCGTCATACCGAATCGGTAATTCTTGCCATTCTTCTCATCAGCTGTCCATTCCTCAATGATGCCGAACATCGGAGCAACAAACTCATGATTGCGCTCTGTGCTGTCAAGCCACACTTTTGCGCCGATTCCGTTATCGATATACACTTTCCTCAATGCGTTCATCTGAGAGCGCTCTGCATAGCTAAAACGGAAGGTGTATTGCTTGAGCGGTATCACGTAATCGCGCACCACCTGCCCTGCTTGGCTCCTGGATATGATGCTGTTGTCAATCCAACCCTCACTGAAGTTCTCATTCGGGTTCGGCATGACAAAACATACGCCCATTCCTATGCCACCGATATATAGCTTTGCCTCATCGGTCTCTGCCTCGATGATAATCTTCCTCACTCCTGTATATGCCTTCGGCCAATGATAGACAGCTGGATCATAGAACTTGTCGCTTACGCTGTCATAATATCCGTAGAATTCATTGTCACCATATCCGTATACTCCCTCATCATATCCGTAGTAATGGCCTACACTCTCACCCTCAAGGTAGACGATTTCCATTACTGCATCATCGGAATCGAGCAGGGCTATACGCAATCTCGTGGCATTGGTGAATCCCCAGAAGATGCTGTCAAGCGCAACATCTGTGCTGAACTCTGCAGTTATCGTGTCGTTGCTCTCTGATGCCTGGTATAGCTGACGGAGAAAAGGGCTCACAACATTGGTGACAGGATATGATTCCTCTTCATGGAGTGAGGTCAATGTTGCTGCATTCAGGATGTTGTCGAACAGTATCTTCATTTATTTAACCTCACCCTACCATTATTTATATCATCAACGACCGTCTCGGACAAGACTTTTCGGTTTACCACCACCTGAACGACAATCGGTTGTCTTCCTTCTGAACGGTTTCCATTCATCTTGTCCACGATCTGCTGTGCAAACATTCCCATGAGCTCTTGCCCGCTTGGCCCTGAGTTGAGCGCCATCTCAGGATAGCCATTCTCAGCGAGCGTCACATCTCGTCCGCCCATTTGTGGCAGTACGATACCGCCTGTTGCCAGTTTGGGCTTAGCCATGGTGACAGCTGATATCTGCAATGCTCCCTGTGCGGTAGCCACCCCGCCTGCAATCAAGCCTGCTGGGATGAACGGCTTGGTCAGGAAGCCATTCAAGGCAAGCATGGCCGCATCGGCAACAGCTTGTGCCATCTGTAATTTCCATTGCACCATGGCCGCCTCATACTGTATCTGCTTCCGTCTTTCCTCATATTCCTCTTCGATGTTTGCCTTGTCTACGGCTGCCTGTTTCTCTTCCTCTATTTCTGTTGCCCTTGCATTCGCCTCATCAATCTGTTGCTGGATCAGTATTGCGGCTTGCTCATCACCAGCTTCCTTTGCTGCATCAAGGCGCTTCTGTATGAGCGCGATCTCCTCAGCGCTCTGCTTTCTCGACTCGGTGAGTTCAGCCTCAGCAAGTTCGCTTGCTGTCTTTTCCTGCAACCCAGCGGCCTTGAGCTCAGCCTTCAGCTGATCCTCAAGAGCGTCGAGCTTGTCGTCATAAATCGCGCTGAATAGGGAGGCAAGGCTTCCTGATAAATCATCCCAGATATCCTTGATATCCTGGGCCATTTTCTTTGTCTTGGCGATTGACGCTTCTTCTGCGGTTGTTTCCTCGAGCGCATCATAATATTCGTTGATTGCATCAATGTTTTCGTTTATGACACGTGCCGATGCACCAGATGCCAATGCGGCGGCGATTGCACGCTTACGCTGTATCTCGATCAGTTCAAGCTCTGTCTTTCCCATATCTTCGAGCTTCTGCTTGTAACTGGTGGCGCTGTCAATCTGTTTCTGGTCGGTTGCAAGTTGCTTCTCAGCCGCTTTCTCTGTTTCTTCGGTTATCTTCTCTTGTCGCTTGGTCTCTTCATCCTGAAGTTTCTTGGTTTGTGCCGCAACCTCTTCATCGGTCAGTGCATCGTAATATTTATTGATCGCGGCAATGCTTGCATCAATGGCTTCCTGATCACCACCAGCCGCACGAGCTGCAGCTATCTCGCGCTCTCTCCTTATCTCAATAAGCTCCAGCTCTTTCTTTCCTACCTCCTCGGCTTTCTGTGTATAGCTCTCAGCAAGATCAGCCTGCTTCTTGGCGGCCTTCTCGGCATCTTCCTCTGCCTGCTTCAACTGCTTCTGACGTTCTTCTTCAATCTTTTCTGCCTGCTTAGCCTTCTCTTCGTTGGCAAGTCCGTCATAGTACGCGTTGATTGATTTTACATTTTTCTCTATAGCTTCATCTGTTGCACCAGAAGCCTCAGCCTCGGCAATAGCTCGCTTTCTGCGGATCTCGATAAGCTCCAGCTCTTCCTTGCCAAGCTCCTCGAGCTTCTTCATGTACTCGTCGGCCTGTTGCTGTTGCTGCTTATCCAAGCGCTCCTGCTCAGCCTGTTTGTCCTTTAGTACCTTCGCTTGCTCTTCTTCCTGTTTCTTGAGTTGCTTGTCCTTTTCCTCATTCACCAGCGCATCGTAATACGCATCAATATCCTTGATGCTCTTTTCTATGAGCTCAGAACTAGCACCAGACATGCGCGCTTCTTCCTTTGCGCGCTCACGCTTCACCTCAAGCAGTTCGAGTTCAGTCTTGCCCAACTCTTCCATCTGCTTTTTCTGCTGTTCCATCTTCGCCTGAAGTGCATTGTCTGCCGCTTCCCTCTTCTCGGCTTCCATTAATTTCACATAGCCATCGTAGCGTGCATTGATTGCGGCGATTGCATTCTCTTTGACCTTTTCGTCAATGTCCATACCTTCAATGGTTGCAATCTGCCTATCGCGTTCAAGCTCTGCAATCTCAGCCTCGGTCTTTCCCATTTCCTCGAGGGCCAATCTGTTCTGCTCTGTCTGTTCCTCTACCTCTGCCAACGCCTGAGCGCGTTCTTCCTCGGCCTTCTTCGCGGCCTTCTCGGCTTCCTCTTGATCCTTGACCGCCTGTTCATATGATTTTCCAGATGCAACGGCCTGCCTTATGGCTTCGTCATTACTGATGTACGCTGTCTCTTGCTCTAGCAAACTCTCTATCAGCTTGTCGCTGGCCTTCTTGCGTTCCTCGTTTGCTTCCTTCTCGGTTACAACACCAAGCTCAAGCTTCCTGTCTATTTCTGCAAGCGTGGCATCATATACATCGAACAAAGCCTGCTGTGCCTGTCCCTCCTTCTTGAGCCCAGCAAGGCGCTCAGCATTGCGTGCTGCATTCGCGCGCTTCTGCTCAAGCATGATCTCATCTTCGGTCTTTGCTGCCTGCTCACGCTCCTCATTGCGCTTCTTCTCCATATCAATAGTATTCAGCAATGTATTCAGGTATGCCTTGTCCGCTTCATTGACCAAATCGCTTGCGGCCAATACGCGCATCAAAGCTTCTGCGCTGATGCCAAGCACCTCAGCCCAGCGTCCTACGTATTGCGTTACACTTTCACCGCTCATCATCGTCTGGTTGAGCATCATCTGCAATATTTCTAATGCATCAGTGCTGAGGTTAAGACTTGCGACCAATGCGTCAAACTCACTGAGTTCCAATCCGAAACTATCAGCCTCTTCGGTCAGCTCCTTGAGCTTCTCCGCGGTCATTCCCAGTTGCTCAGCAAGCTCACCGAAGTCTCGGTTTGTTTTCTCTGTCTCGATCTCGTCTAGCTTATCCTTAAGCGCAGAAAATCCAGCTGTGGCCGTAGCAACAGCAGCCACAGCCCATCCGATGGGACCAGTCAAGCCAAGCATGGCCGCCTTCAATGCCACAAAGCCCTTGGTGACTGCTAGTACTACAGGAATTCCAGCAAGCAGTGTAGCGAAGAAAACCTTGATAGGACCTGGCATGTCCGCTACCCTGATGATGATATCAGTCAGTATCTCAAGGAAATCCCTTAATGCAGGGGTGACTTCCTCAACAAACTCAATCTGTGCGCTCTGTGCCGCACTCTTGAGCCTGTCAAGGCTACCAGCCAATGTGTCGTTCTGGATTGCGTACATCTCGCTCGCAGTCGATGTGCCGGTTACTGCACGCTCATATTCCTCGAGACCTTCCTTTCCTTCATTGAGCAATGCAAGCATCTGCGCACCAGCACGTGTGCCGAATGCGTTCATCACATCACCAGCACTCAAGCCTGCATCTGAGATATTCTGTATTACATCTGCAAAGCTGTTTGCAGCTGGATTGATCTGATCAAATGTCAGGCCCATTTCCATGAGCTTACGCGTGGTCGGATCGGCCTCACTGGCAATGCTTGCCAGTATAGCCCTGAGCGCAGTACCAGCCTGCTCTCCTCTAAAACCTGCGTCATAGAGAGCGCTCAGCGATGCTACTGTTTCCTCAAGGCTCAAGCCCATTGCTGATGCAACAGGGCCTACTTGCCGCATGCCTGCGGAGAGCTTTTCCATGTTCGCCATGCTGTTTGCAATCGATGCGGCGAACACGTTTGATATCCTGGTTGATTCCTCAGCGGCAAGATTGTACTGGTTCAGTGTAGCGACGGTGAGCTGAGAAGCTTCACTAAGGCTTGACTGTGTGGCACCAGCAAGCATCAGAACACCATTCAAGGAATCCACAACCTCAACTGCAGACAGGCCGCCTGATGCAAGACTGTACATCGCATCAGCCGCTTGGCTTGCGGTGAATCGAGTTGTCTCGCCAGCTTCCTTGGCCGCCTCGCTTAGCTGTTGGAATACCTCGTCGGTTCCCATGACAACTGACTGCACATTTGCAATGCTTTGTTCATAGTCACCAGCAACCTTGATTGACTGCTTCATCGCAACAGTTATGGCCGCGAATGCGGCAACACCTGCAAGCTTTGTCGCATTGAAGCTATCCGTGAATGCATCTTCTGTGCGCTTCGCATTCGTCTGGCTTGATGTACCGATCTGGTCGAGCAACCGCTCTACGCTCTTGACATCACCACTCAGCTTGTCGAGCCTTACCCTAACACTGCTATATATGGAACCAGCATCAATCGCCATCTGCTATTTCCCTTTTCTTGTTGTGGAAAATCGTCCACGCTCTCTGGTTTATGTCACTGCGCATGAAATCAGTGAAACGCCCATGCAGGTGATCTGCAGGGTTGTCATTCCCAAGCTTTGCCTCTACAGCTGCTCTGTAAAGTACTTCTTCTGATACGTCCTTGATATCAGATTTATCAACACCAAGAGCATAGCAAACAACACCATTGAGAAAATCATCAGGTAGCAAGAGATTTGCCCTTATCTGAAGGCGTGTAATTTCCTTGTCGAGTGCTTCTGCTTCCTTGCCACCGTCGAGTAATGCGAGCTCTTCGTGCAGATTGTGGAGTGCCTTGTTTATTTCCTCTATGTTGATCCCCTCTTTGATGGTATCAATGATATCCTGATACGTAGGGCAATGGATGGACTTCTTCGCGATATTATGCATTACCTCGCTGTAACCGACAATCTCATCGAGTGTCGGTTTCTTTTTTAAGCGCATCTTGTCCTGCATTGTCTCAATGAGTGATATATCAGTACCGCCACATGAGTATATTTGTGCTTGTGTGAGTTCTCGCAACTGCACCTGCACAGGATTGCCATAGAATGGCAACGTTAATATGGGGAATTGCGCGTCATGGAATTGTTGTAACATGGGTACTCCAATGGGGAGGGTTTCCCCTCCCCTAGAAAATTGGTTACACGTTCTCGATGTCAAGTGCGTTGAACGCCGCTACGGTAAGCTCCTCGCGCTTCCATGCAGGGTGCTCAACACCGTCTGAGTCGACCCATGTCTTGCCCTCAATGGTGTACGGATCGTTGGACCAGCCACGTTCCCTGGTCTTCTCACCGCCCATGCCCTTGCACTGGTCACAGGTGATCTTGCGATACCCAACGAGGTCTCCCTCGTAATTCTGACCCTTGCGATATTTGGCATAGAAAGCCTCGATCATCACGACAGGACGCTTTGTCGAGAACACAGGAGAGCTGATGTTTCCATCTGCATCAATCGGGGTGCCCTCGAGCAATCCCAACATCTCCCAATCCTCGGCAGTATCCACAAGGTTTGCCGTGAAGCCCTTGTAGTATCCGTCTGTGATCACCTCGGTATCGAATCCCCAAGCATCAGTTGTGGTGATTCTTTCCCCTTCCTTGCGGACCGGAGACTGACTGAAACTCTGCATCGTATCGGATACGAGCAGCTTCACCCCGAAGCCCTGGCCGATCATTGCCAGCTCAGCAGCTTCGCCGTACACCTGCAACACAGTTGCGGTTGCATGTGCGATCACAAGCCTACCGCTGGTAACGTCCTTCTCTGCAGTGAGCGCGATTGTCCCTGCAGTAAAAGCGGCAGTGAGCGCGGTCACCAACTCATCAACAGTTACAGCAGTCTCGTCAACAGCTGCCGCTAGGTCGATATCAACATCAACAGCTGCAGCGTCGTCAATCTTGATGGTCATTGGTACAGCGGCAATCGAATCAACCCCACTGTAGTCAAACGGTCCAGCCCCACCAACGATATTATCAGCCGTTGGGATGGATAAGTCGTCATTAACTGCGCGCATGCGCAAATAATGCAGTCCGAAAGCATACCTTGCGTTCTTTTTCAGTGCCATAATAAAAACTCCTTCTAGAAGAAAATCGTTGGCGACAAATAGGTCCGTTCCATGGCTATCGTACCGTCGTCATTATCTACAATTGTACCAGACATTTGACCATCTGCATAGATGCGTTGCCAATTGCCCAGATAAGTCTCAGCCTCGAAGTTATCAAGCAATGCCTGTGCCTCGGCCATGAAGGTCTTGAGGAATATATTTCCGCCTGCGGCAACGTGGATTATCACTCGATAGATCGTTCCCCTGTCCAGTGGATCTGATTCTTCCTTCACCACAATATAAGGAGCGGCCGGCATCGGCTTCGCCTTGCCATACGGCACCACGTTCTTGATTTTTCCTTCTTTCAACTTTGCTACTATCTTCGTTATCATGCGTACAATTTCTCCAATCGTGCCTTGAATTGTGGCATGTACTCGTTGATGATCGGTCTCAATGCTTCATTCTGCCGATCGTTGGCTAATTCAAGATACACTCCGTATTGTATAGCGTGCGCTAGAAAAAACCCAAGTACCTGCCCTCCCTCTTCCTTGAACGCCTGGGAGAAAACGGTATCCTTTGCGATATTGGTCTGGTTTATCCAGTAGGTACCCATCTCCTGATGGATACGGAAATGCCTGAGAACGACCCCCGCATAATAGACACACAGGGCATATACTGCCCGTTCCCTCTTCTCGTATTCGCTCCTAACGTTGCGCTTAACCTTTCCCGTATCTGTGGATGCCATCTGCGTACAACTCCGATGCCACTGCGCTCAGCAGGTCATAGGCTTCAACGAGCGTCAACAGCTCCTTGCCGGCATACGGATTCATGATGTATGCCTCATCCACATCGGGCATTTGCTTGGCTTGCATCGGATCTGATGCGCTTCCTGGTATCTGCATAGCTATGCCTCCATGATCGCGGCTTCCTTGATGGGAGCCTGGTAGCCCACAATCTCAGAGCCGTAGCTCAACGGGTCAACAACGCCAACTTCCCAGCCTGTGCCCTGGTATGTGAAACGGTCACCCTCATGAATCAGCGTCTTATAGTCGGCAAGGATGAAACGTGCAAGATTTGTCCCAAGTCCCACCGGTTTAGGCTCAAGGTTGGATACCGATTTGCTCTCATGCGAAATGCGCACCTTTGCCTTGTACACTACTGGCACTCCCATAGGATCGGGCATCAAGCCACCGAATCCATCGTCAACAAGACCCATACGCACCATGAGCAGATCGCTCTGGTTCGCCTTGATCTGTGCCTTGATACCCTGTCTTGCTTGGCTTATCACAGTACGAATCCTCCGCAGATATCAGGTTGCTTGCTCTGGCCTATTCTACCTGTATCCTGCCCTGTATCAGATTTCTTCTGGGCCTTGCAGTCGTTGGAAAGCGCCTTGTAGAAGTTATAGAGCTCAACAAGCGTATTCCACTCGGTTGTTTCTGTTCCGGTCGTCAGGCGCTTGATCCGCATTTCCATTCCCAGGTTCTTTGCGATCTCGAAGTAGCATCGGCACTCGGCATCATCACCGTAAGTGGTGATCATCGCATCAAGGGTTGCATCACTGAGATACAGGGAAAGACGCTCACTATCACTGTTGTAATATTCATCCTCAGCAACGCGATAGCAGGTCAGCTCATCAGGAGAAGCAGGAACTGCACCCTCAATGATCTTTGGATATCCATGCGGGTCTTTTATCCTGATTCTCAGCTTGATAACTTCTTGTATATTCATATGAACATTATGATTGACAAATACTGAATTGTCAACGATACTATAGGTACATACATCTGGATCTGCTCATAGACGTTTCCGTTCTCCTTTTCCCCATTGGGTTAATTGTTCCCCAATGGGGCTTTTTATGCAGATTAGTGTTGACAGATTTATATATATAAAGTAATGTATATGTACAAGGAGAAAACGATATGGCAAAGTTCAAACCGTTCACCACTTTCAATACTTCAATGGATTACCCGAACAATAACTTTCTTGATGAGTACGCCGATGAGGAATTGATTAATCCATTCAGCGGAAAGACGTATCATCCAAGAAAGGAGTTCATCGGGTGTGGGGGCAGAAGGCATGGAATTGAAGTATCAGTACTTCCCACCAAGAAAGATGGAGTTATTGTATGGAAATGGTCAGCAGAGCAAAAGTCCGCAAAGCTTACAGGAAACGGGTACAAGTTCTCCAACTACTCAAGGCAGTGGCAAGAGGGATTCACTGACACCTTTGAAGAAGGTAACAAAATCGTGACCGACTTGTACACAAAGTGGATGGATGAACGTCCTACTGCATAGGCACAAAAAGGGGGTAGCATTTCTGCTACCCCTCAATTTTGCTTCTCAGGCTTACGCTTCGGTCGGGAGTGTGATCTCGATGATGAAACCCTCGCCGGTTGTTCCAGCAGCAGGATAGGAGCTTCCCAGGAACTGCTTGTAATGCTCAGCCTGCACCCCGTACCATGCTTTCTCTTCGGTGGAAAGCTGGAGCACGCTTCCGCGTCCGGTTTCCATGGTAAGAGGTCGCTTGGTCGCTACCCAGAATGCTTCACGAGGAACAAACAAATAGGCTTTGCCCTGCTCGACACCAGGATAAGACAATTTCTTCTTTCCCCATGTCTTGCCATCGAGAATACCGTGGTCGTATTCGATGATGGTGTCGATGGGTAAGCTCTGCATGTTCAAAGAACCAATGGTTCCATTCCCGCTTCCAAGCTGGCCGTTGATCACGCGCTCGATATCCCATCTGTCCGCGCTGTTGCACAGCAAGGTCATGGACGGAACAGCAATCTTGTTCTTGGTCTGCGGGTCTTTCAATCCGCGAAGCTTCTTGATTGCCTTGCGCATGGTGTTGTACATGAGCACATCATAGGTGGCATCAGCAGTTGCATCAGCAGCCTGTTTCTGGGTTGCATGGTAGGTTGCACCAACGATGGTTCCGATGGTCGCGGCGTTACGCTTGTCCGTATACGCATTGACTGCTGCCTTGTTGGCCTTCTCGATGTCACGCAGTTTGTTGAACAGCAAGTTCTTCAAGCTGTCCTTCCAACCGATTGCGAGGATCTTCATTGTCAGGGTGTCAGTGGTTCCCAGCTGTTGCTCAATGAGCGGTACACTGTCATTTGATCCACTGATTTCCTGCATCTCACCGACGTAGTCGTAGAGTTCACGCAAGGTGATGCTCTCTGGGAAGTCGAAGTCAACAATCTCGGTTGCTACCAGATTGGTGAGGTCTCCGCTTTCCTGTCTGCGTCGGGTGATGTCGATGAATACTTTCTGCAGGAGCTCTTCAAGGGTTGCTGGGCTCGGTGCCTGGGCGGCATTCGTTGCCATCTCAGTCTGTGCCTTTGCTTGCAATTCCTTGATTTCTCCCCAGAGCTTTGCATGGCCCTCGGACCCTTCCCACACGGTATTGGTCATGGGAACGATCAGCTCTTTCCCGATGATGTTTGCATGTGGGTCTTTGATGTTATCGTCAGCCTTGCCACTGAAGATAGCGACATTGGTTGCCATCTTCTGCTTGACACGATACTCTTTCAGACCGTCCTGGTCAAAAACATTCAAGTGTCTCATTCTTTACACTCCCTTATGCAATGTAACCGAAAACGGTCACGATAAGATCAGATCCGGTGCCATTGGCATCGGCCACAACTTCAAGGCCCTTCTCAGCGGTGAAACCAGCTCCCTGTGCGATCGGGTCGGAAAGGGTGGCATCAGCGATGGTCAGATTCGCATTTGCTACAAGGTCTGCAACTGCGAACGATGCGCCTTCAACGTCCGCACTGTCCTTGACAAGCACTTCGGTTGCGGTTGCCCATTCGGTTGCACCATCGACAGAAGCGAAAATGCTATGGATATAGACCTTCTTTCCTGCCGGCACCTTGGCATCAGCAAGAAGCACAACTTCAGTTGACCCTGCGGCACTGGTAAGTGTAGCGGTTGCAATGAAGGGAATGCCTGCCTCAGCGGTGATCGCTGCGATTGACAACTCGGCTGCATCAACCTCTGCCTGGATATCAACCAGGGAAGCGGGAACAACTTTTGCGTAGCGCTCTTTTTCGAACACGATTACGCCATCGCTGTTCTTTGCCTGGAGCAGATAGCCCACAAGGTAGTAGGTAGCGGTGATTGTGTCGCTGAACGTCTCGGTTGCAGGGTCCCAGTAGACAGCAGCTCCAACGGTTGCAAACGTGTTCTCAGTTTCGTGCAGCTCGTCGGTCTGGATCTGGATTCCTTCCTCAACGTGGAGGCTACCTACTTCTCCGTCGGCGATTGCCTCGTCGGCTACTGCAGCGTATGGTCCTACGATCGCAAACTGGTACTGCTCGAGGTCACCACCAGTCCCATTTTCGATGCGAACGTGGTCGCACATTTCTTTTTCGATGTAAACTTTCATGTTTTCCCTCTCTCTTAGTAGCTAACGACGATTTTCTCACCGTCGGTCGGTTTTGGATTCGCAGGAGGATCAACAACCTGGTTCACCCCGGCTGCACGCTCAGCTGCCAAAGCAACAGCAATCGGCATCTTCCTGATCTCATCGATGGTCTTGCCCTTCTCTGTCTGCTCATCAGCATACAGGCGCAAATTCCCTTCCTTGCCGAATGCCTCATCAAGCTGTGCATTCAAGGCGGCCTTCTCGGCTTCCTTTGCTTTTTTGATGAGCTCTGCAGGATCATTCTCACCCAATGCATCGAGCGCTGCCTTCTGCTTGTCGGTGATCAGCTTATCCTTTGCACCGAACAGGTCGAGCGCACCCTCAAGCTTGAACTCTCCGCTTTTCACGAAGTCCTTTGCTGCGGTCAGAAAATCTTCGAATTTCATCTCTTCTTCCTTCGGCTTCTCAGGCGGGGTGCCGAAATAGGCGGCCACACTCTTCAGCCTTTCGTGGTATTTGTATTTCTCGATATCAAGCACGTTGCTCGCCTGATCACTTGCCTTTCCAGTCTCAAGGAAATCAGTTGCAAATCCTGCATCGACAATTTCCTTGCCATAGTACCATGTCTCATCGTCCATGAGTTTGAGCACTTCCTCAAGCGGTTTCCCACTGAAGCGCGAGAGGCGGTCAGCAATGTGCTTGTTCAACTTCTCAAGCGATTCGGACTCGTTCTGCATGTCGTGGTAATCACCGAAGCACCAGTTGGCCGCATTATGGACCATGTAGACCGTGATATCCTGTGCGGTAACCTTCTGGCATGCGGTTGCAATGTATGAACCGATTGATGCAACAAGACCTCCCATGAGACATGATTTCTTGCCCGTATACTTGTCGATCAGGTCATAGATTGCTATGCCCTCGGTTACGACTCCACCCTGGGTATTGAGATGAATCTCAATCTCTTCACCGTCAGCCTCGTCAAGCCATTGCTTGACCATACCTGATGTGAGGTCATATCCTACGTAGCCTGAAAGATAAATTCGTTTCATATTCTCATTTTCCTTTACAAATCATCATTTGTCAAGTCTATGCTATCATACCGTAGTAGGTATCATTCCATTCGTCAAGATAGTCAACGCTCTCTCCATCTGACCAGCGCTTGAGATCTTCGACAAAATCATCTGCATCGCGTAGGCGTGGCATGAGGTAGCAACCGCAATGTGGATGAGGCTGTATCGGAACTTGCTCGGCAGTGTAAGGACTTCCATGCGCATAATCAGGACATGCACAATCCCAATCGGCACGACCTGCCTGCATGATCCAATCGTACAGGTCATATGCACCAGGATTGCGCTTCCCTGCTTCAACACCCGCTTCCTTGAGCGATGCATAGAGCTCGGTACGAACCAGTCGCATTGCCCGCCAGTCTACATTCTTCGGTATACGTTTTGCAAACTCCTTGGTTCCGGCTTCTAACCTTCCATAACGCTTCATAAGCTTTACCTTGCCATCAGCTATGTACGTGGTCAGATCGTCAGCAATTTTTACAGGGTCCCTTCCCTGGGAAAGCCCTGACAATATCACCTGCTTGATATCAGTAGGGAACGCCTCGCCAACACGCCACACGCGCTCGCTGAATGTGTACCCGTCTGCGAACATGCGCGTCGCCATATTGGTGAGAAGCTGTTCATTGATTTTCACATACATGTTCCTGATCTTCACCACCGACAAGACGTTTCCTGCTTTTGCATTTGCATCGGTTAGCCACTTCTCATCGACAGCGGATATACTGCTCACCGTATTCTCCACGGCAATCGGAGCCTCGATATTGATCGATTCGCTTATTCCATTCACCCCGGCCTTGAGCTGCAGATCGATCTGCCTCCAGCTCTGCTGTGTAAAATCAGACGCACCGGTCAGCTCAGCAACCCTCAGCTGTTCGGCTACCTTCTCTCCTGCAGTTATGTATGATTGCTTGATCTGGGTCATTGCCGTCTTGATCTGTTTTGGTGTTGCCTTCCTTACCGACCGGTACGCCGTCTCATATTCCTTGCGTGTCATTCGAATTCGTCCCTTGCCATCTCATAGTCGGCATCGCGGAACTGCTTATGCTTTGCCATTGCGGACAAACCTTGCTCGAATTCCTCATATGTCTCGATGGTGGAAGCTGGATATAAATTGTTCCATAGCTCATAGAGCTGCTGCTTGGTAGCAGCACCCCCATCAACCAGTCGCGCGGCACCCTCGGCAAATGACTTGAATACCTCTGCCTTGGTCTTGGCTGATAGCTTGTCCAGGTTTCCCCACTTGACCTCGATATCAGGACTGGTTGCCTGCATGCTGGCTACGCTCATGAGCCGCACAGACGCCGTGAACAGGCGCTTGTATGCCGCGGTTTTCTGCCCGCGCTTGTCCTCTACGAACAAAAGCAGCAATCCCATCTGCTCCTCGGCTGATGCCAAATTGCCCTCGACCTTTATGCCCCAGCAAATCTCTGGAACAACACTTCCCTCGACGATCTTTCTGAATGTACGCTTCAAGGCTGATTCATATGCCTGGTAGGCATTGTCAGGGAACTCAAAAGAAACCTTCTCATCGGGAAGATTCAGGAACAAATCAGATTTGGCAATATCCACATCGCCTATGTTGCCGAAACCATTGTTCTTTAGCCATGCCGTTGCATCCTTGCAGTCTACGATCATCTTCGTATTGAATTTTGCCAATGTGGTTGTCTGCATGAGCTCGATGTCATGGTAGTTCTTCAGATCGTAGACAATACGCTCGTAGTCTGAGTGTCCCCTCACCTCGGTGGCATCTGAGTTATTGGAGAAATTGATCGGTAGCTCGCGCGTGATATTCGGCACGATCTCATTATCGAGCGGAATGCGGAGTGTGCTCTGCGTCCACTCGGTCTTAATCGTATCCCTGGTAAATGTGCGCTTTCTCACCACACCTGCAGTCATTCCATTGTCAAGACTTATTGTCATTTGCTCTTCGCAGATGATTGTAGATACATCACCCGTCCTGATGTCGCGCATGACCGTGGTAACGCTTGTATCAGGTATGATCTCCCAGTGGATCTTACGGTCTTCCGCTGAGAAATAGGGCCATACCCAGATGGTGCCGTCGCGATGGCATTCGGTATGGATCTGCTGCATGAGCGTGGAAAACTGCTCGATCAAATCGTTGAGCATCTCCTGGACACGGTTGTCCTCGCTTTCTGCAACAGGAAGACCCATGAACCAGACGGGCACCGCAATCGGAGCATAGGCAAGGCTGCCTGCAAGCTTGAATCCATTGTATTCGTTATGATACAAGCCGTAGGTAAGATCTCGGTTTACCACAACTCCTTCTGTCCAGTCGACAATACCGCGGGATATCCTGCGTTGCCTGGTTATATTCTCATTGGTGGATGTTCTATTGAAGAAAAGTCCCATCGGTATTATCTCCTTCGGTAAGTATCACACGATTTCTTCAAATCGTCAATGCAATCACTGATCTCATATTCGCTGTAGAAAAGACATGTCCTACCCTTGTAATGATATTCACGTTTTCCTTGATAGCCGATGATGATGTTGTACTTGAGCCTTGGAAGCGCTGACTTCTTAGGCATGTGGTCTCGTATTGATATTGTTCCGATTTCGGATGAATGAATGTACACGCTCGTTGTTTTCTTCGCATGGTAAATTGACAGCGGCATGCCATCCAAGGCAATCATCACACGCTCGTACACATCACTTGTCGTCACCATCTGCGCCTCCTCGCCATCTGTTCGCGTATCTCTTCTGGCAATACAATGCCGCTTCCATCGTAGTAGCACAAAAGCAAAGCGTCTGCCTCGTCTGGGCTTCTGCCGCAACGCTTCTTGTAGTCGTCCTTGCTCTCGATTTTGCGCCTTCCCTGGTGATCGTATGAGTACTGCCTTCCCGCAAGCTCAGCCATCAAGACAGGATCGTCGGGAATCGATGCCTCATCAACGGGAAAGTTGAACCATAGCTCGTCTGCTATGCTGGTATATTTGTCCTTGTCAGCTGGTGATCCTCCAAAGTTGATTGGATATACCTTGGCCCCAAGCTCACGCAGGCGATCGGTAACGCCGCCGCCCACCCCGCTGTCGTCAACGTAGATGGGGATTGACGGATCATGCCCAGCCATCGCCCAGCACTCATAGGCGGTGGTCATGGTGTCCTGTTTTGAAAATGATTTATGATCGGTGATAGCCAAGCCCTTGCGCTTGTATATGACGGTCCTGTCGTCGCCGTACCTTGCAACGTCGCAGCCAATCTGTATGATACCCACAGGCTCGATCACACGTTCCATTGCAGCACGAATTGCAACCCTGCTCATGACAGAGCGCTGGCCCTGCTTCCTGGGCTGGCCGCCCCAGATGTGCTCGGCTTCGTCGGGGTCGAGTGCATAGTCGGCTTCCATCTCCTTCTGCAGCTCGGGTCCCCACCACGGGTTATCTATGGGACCAGGTTCAAGCCAGATGCGAAATACATCGTCTCGGCTTGATTGCCACAAGCGCAGATCAATGGGATCGCTCTCAGTCTCGGGGTTCCATGATGCCCATAGCTCGGAGCCTGGTTTTCTCAAGGTAGGCATGATCATACTTAGACTTTCGTTTGATATGACTGCCGCTTCCTCAAGCCAGAAAATATCGAACGACTCCAAGCCCTTGACCTGGTTTGCCGCTCGTATGTCCTTCAGCCCGCGGAAGATTATCTTCGATCCACAAGGTGACTCAAGGCTCTCGTTCGTGATTTTCCATCCCTGGTAACCCAGGCGCTCGACTGTCTGCTTCATCAACGCATAGGATGATTCCTCTAGGGTTTTCTGTATCTCGCGGAAACATCCGATTCTCACTTTACGCCTGTGTGCAAGTTGTATGAGCAGGCTCGCGATCGCCCATGACTTACCAGTACCACGCCCAGACTTTGCAAGCTTGATTCGCATGGGTTTGCGAAAGCAATCAAGCTTCGGCACCACGCGCTCTCGTTCCTGCTGAATTATTAGGCTTGTCAGGTAGGCGTGGTCTTTGGGTGTCAGCATGTGAAATGTCCGAATGCAGCAAGCGGCTCATATTTTACATCAAGAAGATTCAGATCCTTGATGATGTTCGCAGGTATGCATTCATCGTAGAGATACTCAAGCGGCTCTATCTGCCCGACATCGCTGTCGATATAGATTGCCATAGGACGCTTAATCCCGATTGAATATGAAAGCTGCACCTGGCACCATTCGAGATCGTAAAGGCCGAGCATAAGCTTCGCTATCTCCCTGGCCTTATATGCACCGCTCCTGTCAACCTTCGTCGGGTCCTTTCCGCTGAAGGCCCCACCGCCAACAGGAGCAAAACCATGATAGCTGTCAACCACGATCTTTCTCCCCGTCAGTCCAGCATCACCTTCAAAACCTCCAATCTCGAATCGTCCTGTAGGGTTGATCAGGAATCTGCGCGGTGGTTCTATGTTGTATTTTTCAAGGATTGAGAGCGCGAGATTTTTCACAAGACCGTCTGTTTCTTCTCTCTTGTTTTCGGTATTCTGATAGCAGATCGTGAACGTGTCGATCCCAACAAGTTTGAAATTTTCATCATAGATTCCAGTGATCTGCGCCTTGCCATCCGAACGCAATGAGCTGTGTATTGCCCTCGATGAATCATATGCCCTGGAGAAATCCTGGAGGATCACCATTGCCTTCGGCAAGCGCTGCAATGTTTCGTTGCATGCATATCCGAACATCATGCCGTTATCCCCAGCCCCTCCTATCACATCATTGGTCCCCATCGCGATATCGTAGCTCTGCCTTCCGATGTCGACGATTATCTTCATGTCAGGATAACCAACATCATGAAGCACACGCCTGGATATCGCCTCTGGATCAATATTTGCACGCGTTGTGATCTCGCCAGTGATATAAAGGGCACTCTTCCCACCCATCACCTCTATGCCGCACCTGCTATGCCTATCCTCAAGCAGGCAAGCATCAAGGATTGCATCCGATACCTGGTCACATACCTTATCAGGATGTCCGCGAAACACAATCTCGTTGCTGAATAGCTTCATTTGAAAAACTCCTCCACTTTTATCGGTTCACCATTTCTGGTGATATTCGATTCTCTTCCATTCTCCTTGCACCATCTAGCATAACGGCCGACTATCACATCACAGTAATGCGGGTCCAGTTCGACAAGACGCGCTCTTCTGTTCAGCTTCTCGCATGCTATGAGGGTCGTGCCAGAACCTCCGAATGAATCCAAGACAAGATCGCCTTCTTTCGAGCTGTTCTTTATCTGGTAGGAAAAGAGCTCAACAGGTTTCATGGTAGGATGCTCTTTACTTACAGACGGTCTATTGAAATCAAGAACCGTTGTTTGGCTGCGATCAGAATACCAGGAATGAGACGCACCCTCTTTCCATCCATAAAGACATGGTTCATGCTTCCATTGGTAATCCTGACGTCCGAGCGTCATAGCCTGCTTGTTCCAGATTATACACTGGCGAACATCAAGGCCGCAATCCCTGCAAGCGCCTCTGAAATTGTAGCTTTCATTGTCTGCGTGCCAGATATAAAAGGCAGCGCCATCCTTCATGAATTCCTTTGCGGAAGAAAAGGCCTTCACAAGAAAACCTCTGAAATCATCGTCAGACTGACTGTCATTCATGATGATCTGCCCATCAGTTCTTCTGTGACGTTTCCTTGCATCATCTTTACTTCCACCATCGCCAAGAGCTACGTTGTATGGAGGATCGGTAAGCCAAAGATCAACAAGATCGTTCCCAAGAAGCTTTGCTAAAACCTGCTGATCAGTACTATCTCCACATATAAGCATACCCCCACCGAGATTATAAATATCACCAAGGACAGTGACATTTTCCTTCACCTCTGATATCTCATCATCGCCAGTTGTCTCATCTTCGGTCTGACTTTCGATTTTCAGTTCGCTATCCACCAGCCTCAACGTCTCCGCAACCTCGCCTCCGATCTCATCCAGCCACTCGCTCAGCTCAGATGCATCAAACTCCCCGTACTGGCTGCTGATCGCAAGCAACTTCTTGCGTGCGTCCGCTTCGTCGCTGGCTTCGATGAACGCCACGGGAAGCAACGGAATATCCCAGCCATCCTCGCGTAGCGACTGCAACGCCCTAAGCCTTTGGTGTCCGTCCAGAACCTTGTACATGCCTTCATGATCCCACACGAAAAACGGTACGTTGAACCCGTCCTCGATGATCCTCTTCTTCAACTTCTCAAGATTCTTTTTTGACAGCTTCTTCAGGTTGCCCTGGAACTCCTCGATCCTGTCCAGGGGTAGCGTCTGCGCCCCTTTGCATGTAACCTTCAATGTACTCACGGATTTTTGCCTCTCTTTCCTCGTATGTCATCTGGTCAACGCTGACATTCCCGCTGACCTCTATTTCCTGTTTCGGATTTCCGAACGCACGATCAAGCAGGTATTGCAGATTGATAAGCGACCCCTTCTTGAAATCGTTCAGATATGACTTGATAAAAAGCCTGATGATCATCGGCTGCTTGTTGTCCTGGAGAATATCCACAAGCTGATCATATGATTTGCTGAACAGCACGTTTTTGATCATCAAGGCGACATCCTCGCGGTTGATATCGTTATCCTTGATGTATTTCTTGAGCGCAGAAGGCTTCCTGCCGCGTTTAGCAGGTTGCCTTTCAGATGTAAATGGTTTTAAATTCTGTAAGCTTTTCTCGTTTACCATCACGATTTCACTTTAGCACGCTTCCTTCGATAATTCAAGGAGCGAAGTGCTGGACCACGCATATTGACAGCACCGTCGATAATACCGCGTGCGAGCTCGCTCTTTATGCCTTGATCAACAAGTGACCTATAGAAATCTTTTTTCGGCTTTGGGCCACCAAACTGGAATTCTTGGTCTCCGATTGTTAATGTCTGGTATTCGATATGCAGCACGAATGGAAGTTTCTGCTTAACCCCCATCATTGCTCTGGCTCCAATCACCAAGCCCTTGATGTAATAGGGATTGCTGCCTATAAGATATGCTACACCATGGAAAGAATAATCTAGATCATCCATATAAAATTTGTAATTTCTTGCTTCCAAAGGACATCTAAACAGCATATCCTTTCCATTAACCCATACATTCATGATATCTGTTGTAATCTTCATAACAACATATTGCATCATAAATGTGTTCATTGTCAATATTTATTTTACTGTCATGGTAATTAAAAACCACTTGCTACATCTGAATGAAGCTATTTAATTGCTTATATTATATAAACATATATACAGTTCTTGGTAAAATTTACAATTTTTGAGAAATAGCTACATTGTGTGCGCATGTGCGCGCGATTATGCGCATGTACGCGTATGCGCGTGTGTGTGCGCACACATACGTATCACATATATATATTATTAAATTTAACCATATATATAATATAATATAATATAATATAAAGAATTACATTGCTACATTGCTTGCTACATATTGCATGAATCGTGTAGCAAAATAAACTATTAGCGATAAAGCTGGAAGCAACTTTTTTTGCGTGTTAAAATAATAACCGTTGATGTAAAGAATTAGCATGGCAAATGTAAGAAAAACAAGAAACTTATTGACAGACTGAAACAATGATGATAATCTGCAAGAGCAATGGAGAATAGGAATGAAAAGGAGGATGATATGAAAAAGTGACACATGAGGACAGAGGCGTAAAAGCGTCGTCCATGGTGCAAATCCTTGGCTGTCCTATTTGTGGGAAGTGGCGGAATTGGTAGACGGTACGATTAGGGTGCAGGTTCGAATCCTGCCTTCCCCATATTTTCTAGGAGGCAAGCGATGGAAAGGAAATATCGGATCAGGAAACTGGATTGGATGGATTTTCTTGAGAATGTTTTTCTGGAGGTGGTGGTATGATCACAGACATGGAACGTGTGTTGGCAATCATTGAGAGCCTTGACACCTGCACAGGAGGGGTGATCTGTGATGATTGCCCATTGAAGCAACAGTGCTATGGTCGTGAAGGCAAGACCGTCGGCAAGATAGCGCTTGAGTATCTGAGGCAGAAAGGATACCTGAAGGGACTGGGAAGGAAAGTCAAGGTCGTGGTGGAGATTCGGCAGGACGGCAAGCCGTTAATGACGTGCATGGGATTGAATGAGGCACAGAAGCGCATCGGGTATTGCACAAGCACGATCAGTAATTATGCGAAGAACGGGAAGAAAACCAGTGATGGATTGAGCTTTGTTATTGTTCCGAGGAGGGAATAGTAAAATGGGTAAAAAGATGTATGTGGAAATCAGCGGAGAAAGGAAATTGCATGAAATATTGAAACTCATGCAATCATTTGTCAACAAGCACGAAAGGGTGGAATACAGCTCAGGCATCGTATACGACGCAAAGCTGAAGGTCTTGTATGCAACGGACAACAAGAGGCTTGTGTATGCGTATGTGGAAGAGAATCTATTTTATCCGATTGAGGATATTTTCGGCGACAATGATCTGATTGTGAAATACCTGCCCAGGGAAAGGGCACTGGTGTATTATGAGGCAAAGAAGCCCTATTCTTGTGAGAGGCTTGTGGGTGAGGATATCTCAAAGCGCAATTGCATGCGGCTTGATCTGACACGGAATTTTGCCCAATATGACTACCCGATGTTCTATCTGAAGACAGGGATATATATGAACCAGCGGTATCTTGAAGGACTCAAGGGATGGAGCTGGACTGTATATTTCACGGACAACAAGCATGATCACGTGATATTCAGATGTGCTGATGAAGCGGTGTTTGTAGTGATACAACCGATGTGCCAGAACAGGCTGGAGGACAAGAGATGAAAGAACAATATGAGCGCGAGACAGGCAAGCAAGCAATGGTGTTCAGCCCCAAGGGCATGAGCCCAAGCAATGGGTATGTACAGTGGCTGGAGGATAAGGTTGAGGAAATTAGTGCCAAGGCCGAAGCCTACGACAGGCTGATGAGTGGTGGAAAGAAAACGCTCAAGGAGTGGGCGAATATCTTCGGATTGCCGTTCGCAGTAGGCTATAATGGCCAAGGAATTGCTTTCAAGTGCAAGAATCTTCCAATTGTATATGGTCTTAACTGGTGGCCAGCAGATGTTGGAGATTTTGGGTTTGCATTTATCGATAGTAGCTTCATCGACTACACCGGCGACTGGAAAGACTCACTCACCCTGCCAGACGGATGGGAGGCCCAAAAATGCTAGCAGCAATCATATGTGCAGTACTGTTTGCAGTATTTATGCTGGTTGTCCAGCTTGTTGTACTCATGGGTTTCAGTAGATGGGTGGAAACATTGCCAAAAGAACAACAGGAGGAAGCATGGAAATTGCATTGCCTACTGAGCTACGCCGAATCGCCAGAAGAGCAGGCTATGATTATGTATCATTATAACATACCGAGAAAGGAACAATAAATGAAAACAATTTACATAAGCGGACCCATGAAGAATATTACGGACGGCAATATACAGGCATTCAACAAGGCTGAGAAGCAGCTCGTGGGGCTCGGATATGACGTGCTGAACCCGCACAAGATCGGTGAGGAGCTGAACATCAGATTTTTCGAGATGGGCAAGGTTCCTGAGTACGAGGACTACTTGAAAGAGGATATCATCCAGATGCTTGCAAAGTGCGATAATGTGCTGGTATTGCCTGGTTGGAGACAGAGCAAAGGTGCAAAGCTGGAGATTGCAAATGCACTGGCATGCGGCTTAGATGTGTTTTTCGATATTTCTGATGTACAATAACGAAAAACGTGTTATCATAGGGGGCGGAGGCTATACATGAGCAATAGGTTTCTTGACGCAAAAGAGGCATCGCTTTATACATACCGTACATTGGGCAAGCTCATAGGCACATCGAGCGTGGCTGCTGTGCATCTTGTGCACGATCCAGGCAGGGCAAAAGATCCTGATAAACTTTTGAAACTTGCATCATTCCTGCACATGTCGGAAGATGAAGCGACGGAAGAGTGGAAGTATCTGAGGGCCAAGCATCTGAGACAACTTGCCGAGCGCAAGATCAGGAAGGAGGACCTATGAACCTGTTCGAACGCGCAAAGCAGGTGGGACTTTCACATATCCGCGATTGGCTCCCATCAGGCAGGCAGGACGGCAACGAGTGGGTGGCATTGAATCCCACGCGTGACGACAAGACCGCTGGATCGTTCAAGGTGAATCTCAGCACCGGCCAATGGATGGATAATGCGACAGATGATCGCGGAGGCGATGCGGTCAGCCTGTATGCATATCTGTATAGCGGCGAATGCCAACATGCGGCACAAATGAAGGGATACAAGAACATGCAAGGCGGCATCCAGTGCGAGGCGGCGCGTGCAATCTTGGAGAAGCACGACGCATCATATTTCCCCGATGATAATGACGACTTCATGCCAACGAAGAAATCCACTGCGAAAGGCGACTACTGGTCTGGCTGGTATCCGGTAAAAAACAAGATGGCAGAATATCCAGAGGTTGACACTTCTTTTTTTATCGACAAATGGGGAAAACCTTCTGAGCGCTGGGACTTCTGGCTTAAGGATCGCCTGGTATTCTGCGTGATACGTTTCCTTGATGGCAAGACAAAATCAGACAGACCATTTACCTTGTGGCAGAAGGGAGGCGAGTACAAGTGGCGTGCAAAGGCTCCCAAGGATGAAAAGTATCCATTGTGGAACGTGAACGAGCTGGAAGAACGTGTCAATGATCCGGTGATTTTGTGCGAGGGACAGAAGGCTGCATCAAGGGGTAAGGCATGCATTGGATTGTCTGATTATGTGTTCCTAGGCTGGTATGGAGGGGCAAACAACACGAAGCTCAGTGACTGGTCACCGCTCAGAGGACGCAAGGTCTACTTCTGGCCGGATGCAGACAGTCCAGGAAGAAAAGCGATCAAGGATCTGAGAGAACTCGCAACCGAGTATGATATCCAACTCGAAGTCCTGCGCATTCCCACTGGCGTACCAAAGGGCTGGGATTTGGCAGATGCAATTGAAGAAGGAAAGGATATTCTGGATATCATCAATCCCAAGGATGAGAAGCTGAACGAAAGCGGGCACTTCCTCGATGATCTGGTGTTGCCATTTGAGATTATCGGGACATCGGGCGATGACATCGTGTTTTATCCTCATGGCTCGAACAGGATCTGCAGATATAAATCGTCGAGCCTTACCAAGAATGCCCTCATGACATTGGCTGATCGCAGTGTATGGGCAGAATATTACAATGTGGAGGGGCGCATCGCATGGGACGCTGCAATCAATGACATTTTACGCAGAAGTGAGAAGGCTCCTGTCTTTGATTTCACCCGCGTTCGTGGTGCAGGGGCATGGCTGGAAGAAAAGGAAGTGGTAATCAACACTGGAGAATATCTCATTGTCGATGGCGAGAAAAAGGATCTGCATGAGCGAGTTGGACGCTTTGTCTATGAGAAGCAGGCACGTGTGCCATACAGGGCCAAGGAGCCACTTGCAACAGAAGAGAGTGCAAAACTACTCGATGTGCTTACCATGATTGACTGGAAGGGCGTGGCGGCTCCCTACGCGCTGGCTGGCTGGCTTGCACTTGCTCCCTGGGGAGGTGTGCTGAGGTGGAGACCCCACGTGTGGATTGTAGGCCCGAGGGGAACCGGTAAGTCATGGATTCTGGAAAGGATTGTCTATCCGGTATCAATCAGGGATTTTGGGGTCAAGGGTGGCGGAACCTCAACACCCGCAGGTGTGAGGCAGGCTTTGGCTAACAGCTCGCGTTGTTTCATGGGAGATGAGATGGAATCACACAACCAGAAGGCAGCTGAGCAGATAGAGCAGATTTTGACCTTGTTCCGTGGCTCATCGAGCGGGCAAGAGAGTGGTGGGTCAACGCTTCATGGGTCCCAGGACGGAGAAGGCAAGCTCTGGGTAATGCAAAGCATGGCATGCTTTGCCAGCATAGGGGCGGCAATGCGCCACGGGGCTGACATGGACCGATTCACGGTGTGCGAGCTCACCCCGCCTACCAAGGGCAAGATAGAGGACAGGAAGGCACGATTCCTGAAACTTGAGGAGAAAGCAAGGGTGTTCACTGACGAGTACAGCAAGGCATTCCATGCACGCATGTATCTGCATATGCCTGAGTTGCTCAAGGCTGTCACGATCATGAGCGAGCAGGCATCAAGGATCATAGGGACCATGCGAGACGGGGATCAGATAGGAACGCTCATGGCAGGGTGCTGGATGGTCAGTCATGATACAGCTCCGACAGCTGGTGAGGCAGCTGAGTTCCTTTCAGGTATTGGCATTGCATCACTGAAAGCTGATGCAGAGGAAAAGACTGACGAGGAATTGTGCCTTGACGAGATCATGAGCCAGCGCATGGAGATACTCACCAAGAGCGGGAGGATCAAGACCACGATCGGTGGGGCTCTGGAACTCTGGTATGGGCAGGAGAGCGGACTGAAGCAGTACTACAACAGACAGGATGAGTATCCAGGCTTGTCACAGGACATCATAAGAAGGGAGCTCGAGCAGCTGGGCGTGAGACCCGCATACGAGACAGGTGAGGAAATGGTGTATATCGCATTGAGCCATCCGCAGCTGAGAAAATCACTGAGGGAAAGTGGCTGGGCAAACAGCTATGCGAGCCTGCTCAACAGATTGCCGAATTGCAGGGGCACCAAGGGACCGACCACATTCTCAGGGGTAAAGAAACGCTATCTGGAAATTGTTTTGCAAAATGATGAGATTCCGTTCTGATATGTGTTGACAGAATATAAATAAGGTTGTATTCTATCAATGCAAGGAGAAACACAGATGAAAATAAACGTAAAGAATGAAAAGCAGATCAATGAGGCCCTGAACGCGGTCAACAAGCAGGTGAGGAATGCTTATCATTACAATGTGAAGAATATGATAAGCAGGATCGAATTTGAGTTGGAGCACAAGCACTTCCTGAAGAAGCATTGGGTTGGGTTGAAGTTCACATGCAATCCGAATGCACAGGTATTCCCCAACGCATACAAAGGCATACCAGAGGCAACGTATTTCCAGATTGAAAGGTTTGCAAGTGGATGGTTCCTTGTTGGTGTTGCGAGAAAGGAATGCAGAGCGGATTATATCACCATGATGTGTACGCTTACCGATGAGCAGAAGCAAGCAGTCATGGAATCGTTCTACAAATTCTATTAGGAGACATCATGATAAAGGCAATACTATCATGGAAAGAAAAAAGGCAATACAAGGCAATGCTCATTGCATTGGAGACATATATCCTCGAAATGTTTCTTGATAACCCGAATGCAACATATGACATTGAAGATATAGAAAATCTGTTTCTTGATTCTGCTCTCTGGGATGATGATGGTTTTTTCTATGTGGTTGAAAGCGATGAGAACGAGATTGAAGGATATTTGATAGCAGATGCAGTGAACGATCTGATCAAACATGGGATACTTCGTATTGTTTTTACAAATAACGGTTTACAAATTGGTTACAGGAGGAAAGAGAGATGATGGATATTAAGGCACTGATGAAAGTATTGGCAACATGGATCGGTATAGCATTGCTGGTGATCGCGTATCTGATTGATGAGCGCAGCATTATATATTTCATTGCTTTTATCGCATTCACCGCATTCAGCTATTTTTTGTACGCGTTGTACAGCGGCAAGCTTGAAAATCATGGGAGAAGTAACTATGAACAACCCAATGGTGAGCGCCCGCATCCAAGGCCGAATAGGTGATTGGCATGGAATACAAACCCCTCTCATGGCAACAACTCCCTGGTTACATCTGGCTTGCTACCGGACCGTACTTCGCATTCCAGATTGACTTCTGCGAGGACGGCTGGTCTGAATCCGACGACAACTACATGTACATGGCACAGAGAAACGATGCGGACGAGACGGACTGCGAATATTTCCTCACACTTGATGAGGCTAAGGCGCATTGCGAGAAACTGTACCATGAGGATATGGAGAGGTTTGCGAGGTTCTTATGCTGAGCGAAATCCTTCTCTCCTGGATGGCAATTGCCATGAAGCGCAACAACTATGAGCTCCGAAAGGAGCTCTGTTGCGCAAGGGATATCCTGGACGGCATCTTGGACGAATGGCCCGAGTATGCGTGCAAGCATCTTCCCATGGTCATGACTGAGCTCGACAAGATGAAGCAGAGCGATGATGTGATAGCGATCAGACAAGCGTTGATTGAAAAAGCAAGGAGTATGGGATGGAAAACGGAATGTTCGGGCTGAGGCCCTATCAGCTCGATGCAGTGGCAAAAATTGAACAATATTGGTCACAAGGCAAACAGGCGGTTCTCTTCCAATTGCCAACGGGTGGTGGAAAGTCAAGGATCATCAGACAGATTGTAGATGATTATTCACAGTCTAAGAAGGTGATCTACCTGATCGCACACCGCCAGACGTTGGTCGAGCAGCTGTCA